CCCATTCAAAGGTCGTCAAAAACCCCTAAACCCCTTTTTTCGGCCGCCCTTTAGGTTTGTTTTAACGAGGCATGCCGCGTTCCCATGCGCGGCGGGCGCGTTTGCAGGCAAGCTGTTCTTTCCAATTCATGTAGCGTGCTTTAAAGCGGGCTTTCATGAAGTCATCGAACTTGCGTTGTACGGTCAAGTTCCACAGGCTGTGTGCCTTAACCGCCCAGCTTTCATCCCATGCGCGCAGGGAGATGGAGAATGAGCCGTCAAGGTATTTCATCCAATGCCACCAGCCGGTCGGCATGAACAAAGTATCGCCGTATTCGAGGAAACATTCGATGCCTTCGATGCCTTCAAGCTCGGGGAAACGTTCTGTATCGGGGTTGTCGACGTGGTAGTCTTCCAGCGCGTAAGTGGCGAAAGGAATACGGAACAGGCGCTCTTTCCATTTGTAATCGAACAAGATGATGTGTTTCTTACCGAAATGCGTATGGAAGATGTGCGCCATATCGATGTCGTAGTGCAGGAAGGTTTCCGAACCTGCACCGCCGAAAAACAGGGTAGGGTAACGGTCTAAGAATCCGCCCATCAGCTCTTTGGGGAAAACGTAGTCGTTCAGCAAGGCGGGAGCGTGTTTGATGGGGTCAAATAAGAAAATCCGCAAATCCGTCGGCTCGCGTTTGATCAGATCGATATAGTCGCTGAAGCGCATTTCCGTACTGGCGGCGTTAATCGGCGCGGAAGGGTCGGCTTTGGCGCTGTCGTACAAGGGAACGACGATATCGCCGACGGTTTCTTTCATATAGTCCAGCGACCATTTGTCGCGGGCAGGCCAGTTGCGGGTCAGTCCTTTGATGACGACAGGACGGCGCGGTTTGAGATAGTTTTGATAAAAATCTTCGCGGCTGATGTTTTCTACAACATCAATCGGAGTAAGTTTGAAACCCATAAGCAAATCTCTTTTTGGAATGTAAGACTGATTTTAAGTGAATATTTCGGAAGGAGGCAAGCGATGTTTCAGACGACCTGATTGGAATCAAGAATCGCGGTTAACTGTGATATTATGTCGATATAAATATTCCGTCCGAAACGCTTATGAACGATGCAGACGATTATTTGGGCAAGATGCCTTTTTTTATTGTATTCCTCGACCCGTTGCACACGGATTTCCACAGCAGCGGCAAGCCTCTGAACGAATACATCGCCCGCCATCCGCTGATGCACGACAAGCTGCACCGCCCGGCTTTTGCCGCCAAAGTGTTGGAAATGGCGGCAAACAGCTGCAATATGCGTGTTTTTGTCCGCAAAGCGGACGCGCTGATCAAGCATCCGCTGCATTATATTGTCCGTAACGGCGTTTTCCGAACCGAAGAGCAGATGTGGGCGTTTATCAATTCGCCTGAAAACATCGCCGCCGTCAAACAACCCTAAAAGGCTGCACACTCATGCTTTTATTTATTGATAACTGTTATTCTCGTCCGTAACGGTTCGATTTAGTTCATATCATTTTGATATGCCTGTGTTTACTGATAATTTCTGTTCGTTCCAGTTCGTGCTAGTACGTAGCAATCCTTGAAAAAAGTGGGTATGATTTGGGGTATCCCCTCACACATACCCGCTTTTTTATGCTTAACGATACCCAAATACGCAAGGCGAAACCAGCCGAAAAGCCTTATAAATTAACCGATTCCAACGGCTTGTATATCGTAATAAACCCGAACGGCTCAAAACTATGGCGGTACCGCTTCAGGATTGACGGCAAAGAATCCGTTTTTGCCATTGGCGCATATCCTGATGTATCACTTGCTGAAGCGCGTGAGAAACGCAAGGAGGCGCGGCTACTTGTTCAGCAGGGGATTAACCCAGCCAAAGACCGAGCCGAAAAGAAACGCCAAAACGCGCGCCAAAACAGAAACACGTTTGAAGCTATCGCTGAAGAGTATTTGGCATCCAAGACAATCAGCGATGGCAGCATTAAAGCTATACATCGTATGCTTAAAAAATACGCCTATCCAATCATCGGAGATACGCCGATAACCAAAGTAACGCCGCGCCAAATTATGGAGTGCCTCGACATCTGCAAAGACAAAGGTGTTGTCGTTTCCGGCATCTACACGCGCCAGCACATGAGTGCAGTCTTCCTATACGCAATCCGCACAATGCGGGCGACAAATGACCCTACGTTGGCTTTTGCCGGGTATCTCAAACGCCCCGAAATAACCCACGCCAAAGCCATGACCGCCGAACAAATCAGGGATTTTAAAACAAGCCTTGCAAACTATAATGGTTCGTTTGTCGTCAAAAAAGCCGCGCAGTTATTGCTATATACAGCCGTCCGAACAATAGAGGCTAGGCGAGCTGAATGGGCTGATATTGACCTGCCCGCCGCGATATGGCGCATCCCCGCCAACAAGATGAAAAAATCAAGAATGCACGTCGTGCCGTTGTCGTCGCAGGTCGTCGAGTTACTCACAGAGCTACACGCGGTTACGGGTAACGGGCGGCTACTGTTTCCGAACAGCAAACGACCAGACGATATGCTGTCAGCCACAACCATAAATAGGGCATTGGAGTATATGGGGCTGACAATATCAGGGCATGATTTTCGGGCGACGCTTGCAACCAACCTGTCAGAGATGGGCTACGAACATGAGTACATCAAGGCACAGCTTGCCCACGCTAAAGACAACCAAACAGATGCGGCATATTTTCATGCCAAATTTATCACGCAACGCCGCCAAATGCTGCAAGACTGGGCGGATTTTGTAGATAACCTATAAATAAATTATCATACAAATCATAAAGTTATGGATTTTATACAAAACAATCAAAAAACCTCTTGCATTACCGCATCAAACGCGGTATTATACACACATAGGCAGACAACACGGCCCACCGAAAACATGATTAACCAACTGACCGCCATCGGGCGGATAGGAGCAAAAAAATGAAAACAAATCTCTTGAAAAACATGACCCGCGAAGCACGCGAAGTTCTTTTTTCCAAATTAAACCCTGAAAATGACTACATTTGCCAAGCTTTAAAAAAAGCCCAAGACGAATTTAACGAAAAACTTAATCAAGCTGCCCAACCTCATGGATTCTTTGGTCGCGCAATGATTGATGAAAAATCTGTTTTAGGCGAGGCTGACTTTTTTAAATACCAACGCATCGGCAAAATTCTGGCAGCGCGCGAAGAGATGCTCTCAAAAAGAAAAAACCTTATTTTAAATTTACTGGGTTTCTTTAATTAATTTTCAATAATTCCGATTCGGGCGGAGGAAAGGTCAAAAATGAAATTCTCAATAAACATCATCAAAACCGAAAAAGTTGAAGTAAAACGCCAATATGAAACTGTTACCCGATTCAAACGAATCAATACAGGAGAAACAAAAGAAGTAGAATTTAAACCCGAACAGAATCTATTAATTGTAGATGGGGAAGCTTTTACAGTTCATGAAGTTTCATTCAAATTCATTACGATTGGAAATGAAGACGTTAAAACTGCTCAAATCATGACATACAAAAACGGGGAGCAACATTTATTCTACTCTCTTGATGTACCGGCATTTTGGGATATGTTCGATGATTTAAATTGGGGCAAAAAAGTTTTCGGTGGTTATATCGCAAATTAACCAAACATAATGGAGCTTATATATGATTGACACCCCCGAATTAGGCTACACGCCTGCGAACCTCAAGGCATTACGCCAAAAATACGGGCTGACACAACAGCGTGTCGCCGATATAACTGGAGTAGCCCTAGCAACCGCCCAGCGGTGGGAAGCAAACCCAAGCCAAAAAAGCTTTGCGAATATGCCGCATACTAAATGGCTTGAGCTTTTACAAATATTAACTAAATAGATATTGTAAAACCGCATTAAATGCGGTAATATACGCACATGGATACAGCGCAACCGCGCAAACCGCGCCTCGGGTAATCAGGGGTAAGGAAACTAAAATGAACTTAAAAAACGAACTGAAACAACTTAAACGCTATTATGAAATTTGCGGTTATAACGGAAAATTAGAAGCGGGAAGCCTGATTCATGGCATTAACTGCATTTTAAAAGGCAAAGAAAGAACCGTTGACATTCACGATTCAACAAGAGAAGAACTAGAAGAACGAATTTCTAATTTTTATCTGAATATTGACGAACATTTGACAAATTAATTAGAGACCAAAGGCCGCCTAAAATGGCGGCTTTTTTGAAAGGGGTATAAATGCCACACCAAAATAGAAACTGGCAACGCCGCTGGAAGGTGGATTTTGAAACCCAAACCGCCGCCCACGACGACGGCTGGGTCTTCAAATTTGCCAAAATTGATGACGGAGTTTTTGATGGCCGGCTGATTGCCCAACCTGAAAACCTCACGCCAGAACAAATCAAAAACGCCCCGCGCATTGCAAGAGAAGCGGGCGAAGCATGGGAACGCTCCCGAAAAAATAGGCAATAAAACAAAGGTCGTCTGAATTTTCAGGCGGCCTTTGTTTTAGACTGTCAATTTAAAGTTGATAGTTCAGACAACGCCTTATGCCGCGCCTTGCAGTCATTATATAGCCCGATGACTTGCAACGACCACGGCAACACATCCGCGCCAGTTCCGCCCTCAAGTTTCGGCAGTTTTGGGCATGGCTGCACCAAATCGGCAGGCGGTTTAATCGCCGTCGGCAATGGCGGCGTTGATGACTGACACGCCGTCAGAATCAAGACAGGTATTACGATAGACAGTTTTTTCAATAATTTTAGGCACTTGTACATAGCGCACCCTTTCTTTTTCTTCACGCACCGCTTTCCCCGCCTGATACACGGCAGACGTTTTGCGGTCTTCTTTGGCTTTTTCAATCGCGGCATCTTTCAGACGACCCGAAATTTCCGCCGCCATCTCATCGCGGCCGCGCCGATATTCCGCTGTGCGGTCGGCTTGCCACGCACCGATGACGATTGCAAAAACAACTAAAACCGCAATCAATTTCCAATTTCTTAGCAACGTTTTAGCCATAATTCCAACATATCCTTATAGGTTTTAATTTCACGTTCGGCAAATTCAAAAGCCGCTAGGTCTGCGTTTTCGCTTGCCACACGGCTTTTGGTTTGCCATTCCGCGATTTTCCGATTTGCAAAATCAACGGGATTCATCGCTACGCCTCGCTCACCCCTTGACTTGCCGTCGCAACGGCATTTGTTAGGTTGTATCGCTCAGGCGACGGGCTAGACGGCACAGACTTGCCATCAACCAGCTTAGACGGCCAAAAATAGCCGTCAATATCGGAAGGATTGAACGGCACGATAGACACGGTATTGCCTTGATTGCCGCCCAAGCCCAAAATCTGACCTTTGGCGTTTTTACCGACCACGAAAAACACATGGCCGCCGCCTTGTCGTGATTTGACGGCAATGCAACCATAGGCAGGTTTTGCCAATTTAGTCAGCCCGGCACTTGCCCATGCTTTGGCGCGATACCAATCCTTGATGACCGCACGGCCACTCTTGCCCAAGCAATGCCCTACAAACAAACCGCACCACGGCGTCTCATCCTCAAAGTACCAAGATTTAGCCGCGCCTGGGAAAGCCCCCATCTCTTTAAGCCATTGCACGATTGTCGGGTTATGCGATTTCGCTCCGACAACTTCTTTCAAGCCGATGTGTTTTCTTGCTTCTTTAATCCATTCTAGCTCTTGCATTTCTTGTCTCCAAATAAAAAGGTCGTCTGAAATTCAGACGACCTGTTGTTGAATTAATCTTTATCGACGAATTTACCCGCCGTTTTTTTAACCCATTTAGTCATAATGCCCGGGGCTAGGCTTTTCACGGTATCCATCGCATGACCTGTCAGGATACCGACAAAAGCACCGGCCACCGCGCAAGTCCACACTTGATTTACCATCAAAAACCGCTCTGCTACTGCCGCCGCTGCAACCGCCGAAATCAAAGCTTCGAATATGCTTGATACTGGTGCGTCATGGTCTTTCATACTTGACCACGCGCTACCGACGATGCCTCCCCCTATGGCAAACAGATAGCCGAATTGAAAAAAATCGTGCATCATTCCCCCTTTTGTTTTCGTTTGAATTTATTCTCCGAAAACAAGAATTTAAGTGAGTTATTTCCAGCGAGTAAGCACAGAAAAGCCAAGACGGGCGGAATAACCATGCCTGTGTGTGCAGGCGGGTAGGCAGCCCAAAACGCATATGCCGTCAGATACCAAATAAAGGCTGATATAAGTAGGATATAGCCCGACAGAACCTCCCCTTTGAATGTCTGCCAGTACATCGCCGCCAACTGCAACACACCGACGCCACCGAAGACCAGTATTAGCGTCAATTCTGAAATGTCTTTGAATTTGTAGTATATAGGCCAGTTATAGATGTCGTTTGGCGAGAACGCAAAGACCAGCGCATAACCAATCATAGAACACCCGCTGACAAACTCAACTGCCCGCGTCCCCGTACTGAACAGCCAACGCTGAAATCGAACGGGAAGAAAACGAAGTTCAAAGGCGTATTTAAGCCATTGAATAGACTTATTCATTTAAAAAAAACCTCCATAGAAAAAAGGTCGCCATTTTAGACGACCTATTGTTCAAGTTTTCCTGTTACGGCATAGTGAATTGTATAAATTCCCGCCCTCAAATAATTTGAACGGCATGTAAACCCCGTTTTGTCAATGGAAAGAAGATACAAATTGCGGTTTTCCCCTTCGCCAACCAAGGCAGGCTGGCCGTGAAGTGTTGGGGTTTCTGCAAATTTCGCCTGAAACTCTACTTTTTGGATATTTTGGGCGTTTTCTGTTACAGGTGCTGTTCTGATTTCAGTATATAACCCGTTTTGCTGGCTTTGCTTTACAGGCAATACAAAGTTCAATACTGCTTCCGTTTCCGTTCCGGTATTGGTTACGCCCGCCTCATCGCCTGTCGTTACCGTTCCAATAGCAATGGTTGCGGACTTACCCGATGCACCATCGCTACCTCTCTCTCCATTGTCTCCTTTTTGACCCTTAAGAGATTCAAGCCATTGTGCCTCATTGCCAATAAAGCCATTTGCAACTGCGATTTCATAAGCAGATTTGCCATCGTGCCCACGTTCGCCATTTTCGCCTTTAGCACCGGGTAAGCCGTCCGACCCTCGTCCCCCTTGGACGCCACGTTCTCCACGCTCTCCACGCTCGCCAGCATTGCCTTTCTCTCCCTTTTCTCCCTTGAATGACGCGAGAAATTCTTCAAATGTTCCTGTATAGCCAAGTTCCTTCTTGGCGCGGTCGTACAAGTCCAAACCTGCGCCTTGAGCAATGGCGGCTTCTTTCACGTCAACATCGATAGACGGCGTTTTGTCGGAAAGGGTAAATACATATTCCGTCATAGTGTAACCACCTCCAGCAAGAAGATTTCGCCGCGAATCAGCGTATGCCGTGTTGATACGTTCAATATATCGTACTTGGCGCGCCGCCACTTCGCGTCTTTGGAAAATTCAGGTGGAAACTCCAGTGTTAGGACGTTTTCAGACACTTGGATATTCGCTGTAGCATCGAACGTCTCCCCAATGCTTGATTCAACCATCATCTTCAGTTTGGCAGATGACAAGTCAAAAGGCTTGCCTTCAGCCGTTACCGTTATTTCAAAACGTCGCGCATTCCCGCGCGGAATCTCGATATTGACAATCGGTATTTCTGCTTTGATTTTAATCATGTTTTCCACCAGAATTTTCTAGATTTATCAAAATTCAGAAAATAAAAAAGCCGCCAATCAGGCGGAATTTAAATTATTCTCCATTAAATCAGTACGTGAAAGCGTTTCGCGGATTCCACTTGAAAAGCCCTGTGAAATAGGTTGATTTCTCGATTGCGCGCAAACTCAAATAATTGCCTGCGTACCACATGCCATAAGACAAATCAGAACCAACCAGCATCCCGCGCATATCTCGGAAATTCACAGATGTAAATCGGCGCGGGATAGTTTGCGTGGTTATAACTCCTGAATAACCGGCGGTGAAATTGCCCGAAACGCTGATTCGCAGTTGTATTTCCGCGCCTACCTGCCGATAACAGACAGCTGGAATATTTAAATCAGCATCGGCGGAGCTGATACCTTCTGCCGTTTGAATGAGTTGCCAGCCTGTATCAAATATCCCTGTGTCGTCGGCGCGAATTTCGATAATTCCTCCAACTGCGCGCTCTTTCGAAAAATCGGAGTCTGACGATAGAAACGAATAACAGTCTTTCCACCACATCTGCGTTGAACCGCCGCCGTCCAAATTGAATCCGAATATACATCCTTCTGCCAACAGTAATTCCGCAGCCTTTTGAAGGGTGCAGCCCGACTTTCCTGTTTCGCCTTGCACTTGAATAATAACAATATCACGATTCGGCTTTTGTCCTATGATATTGCGCGCGCTTAATTCGTTTTGCGGAAGTCCTGCCTGAATATTTCCATCCTTAATCAGAGTAGGACCAAAATAGGCAGACCAGACTATGCCTTTGTTTTTGATTTGCTCCAACGACAAATTGTCAGATTTTTTAACAACATCCAGCCAACCAGACCGCAACATAACCAAAGTATCTCGACTGTCATTGCTATTAAAATCCTGAAGAATTTCGTTATCAACAACTTGGAGTCCCTGTAATTTTGTTTTTCCGCGCAAAGCACCTTGAGATTCAGTAAAAACATCACAATTCATAAGTACGCACGGATATTTTTTTTCGGTCGCCGCTTTTCTGAGTGTTACCAAATCAGCAGTATGCGCCGGCTTGTCCAGTCCGCTGTAATATTTTCGAATTGTAGATGGCTTGATGTTTTCAACGTATGTAACGTTATAGATCAGCCCATCAGTGTTGACATATTTGGTCGTTACACTTGATTTTCCGGTTTCGGCATATTTAGCGTCAAAATGCGCGAATGATTCGTTGATTGGAATCCAATTTGGCAAATCAGGAATATAGGTGCTGCCCGTTTTCCGTTCATAAAAATACCCATGAACAATCGCCACTGCGCCATCGGGCAGTGATTGCATTTCCTGAGTTCCTTGTTTGGTTACAAATTCTTCTCTACTGGCTACATAAATAACCAAAGGAGATTTATTAACCACATCCCCGGCACTGCCTTTTGCAATATCTTTTATTGCATCAACAATCTTTCCTGTACGCACACTTGATGCTGAAAAAATTGAATCCCTGTCAGACAGTAATTTCCCAACTGGGTCTGCTCCTGAACAGATTTTCCAACCTTTCGAACCGGTTGTATTTGGATTTGTCTTATTGTTGGCAACGATATTGATATATTCAATCATACCGTTATCAGAAAGTACAATTGCACCAATATCATAACCGCCGATTTCCTCGCAAAAATCAGCATCGAATTTATATTGGCCGCCTTTATTCATATAGGCGATATGATTAGATAGCTCGTAAAGGATACCATTCATATCTTTTCCGCTCGGCGGTTGTCCGCCAACGGCAATCGGTGTCATGGTTGTTGCTGGGAAACCTTTTTGATATGTTGCCGCATTTGCAGCGGCACTTTCAGTCCAAACGTCAGGAATATTGTTTTTCAAACCCTCTTCCGCGAAAGCTCGTGTTAAGCGTTTAGGCTCCATGTTTTAAACCTCCAAATAAAAAACCCCGTTGTTAAACGGGGAATAACCAGCTTCGTTAAAGCCGAAATATTTACTTCTCGATGGTTCGAGAAAATCAATCAATACGCCTGACGGCCTCGGTAAAATATCAGACTGCAACAAAATAGCCCGTTCTTCGTTTGTTAAATCAAACTCGAAGATATAACGGGCTGTCATTGTTCCTGTCTTGTAGTAATAAGCGCGGCCGCGTTTTTCAAACATCAGCATTAACAGACGGTTTATGTTATAAGCCGTTGCGTACATGATGTTCTTCATGGCCTTAATCAATATCATCTGTCGATACGCTTTGTCTCCCATCGAAAAAACGCTTGTATTACCTGCGCCACGACTCCACACGCCATCATCGAAAGCAAGGAAGCCATCAGCAAAACCAAGATAATTGCCACTTACCATCTGAAAATGACGTTCCATGCCGACTATCTTGCCCCATACATCCAAACCATAACCCTCTGCCGTCTCAACGTCCCAAACAAGGCGGTTAAACTCTTCGATTTTATCGGAAGGGCATATGCACTGGTTCAGCCGTTCAATCAAGCCAAGCAAGACAGGGCTATGCGCGTATTGGCTGATAATCGTCTTTTTAACATCAATCATCTTCTACAATCTCAATATTTGCCGCCATGACAACGGGTATTTTTGAAATGCCGGCAGAAACAGACTCACGCCAGCCCGAGCGTTTATCGGAAACCTGAATATCCAGCAACCGAACGTCTGCATGGTTTTGGATAATCGCCGTAAAAAAATCGGCTGAATAAACTGTTGAGCCGATTTTGGAAAGTTTCATTTTCTCGAACGTGTCGATGATTGTTTTTTGCACCTTAATCTCATGCCCAAGCGGCGCACCTTTTGCTACGCGTACCTTGAAGAACACTTGAACAGGCTCGGGGCGTTGGAACAGGATTTCATAAGACGGCTTAGGGTCTTGATACAGGTCGTCATAAATCGTAACCGCCGTATTGCCGTTGTAATCGCAACCGCTCCCAGAATATTTCCAAATCGTTTTGGCAATTTCTTCATTATCGCCACCATTCACGGCAACGAAGATACTATGCGGCGCAAGTGTGTAGCCGTTTTTCTCTACCGGTGTTCCTTTTGGGTTATCGATAACATAAACGTCTGTAACACCAGGCAACTTAGCCACGTTCGCATAAACAGAAGCAGGCATACCAAGTGAATTGATTGCCACGCTCTTTTGTCGTCGGTCTTTAAAATCCTCTCGACTTTCGGCAGGCTTACCAGGAATAGAATCTTGAGGATTTCTCACGCGATCAAGGCCGTTGACGTATTGGGTTATGGTTGAGATTGAACCGGCGCGGGCGTGAACATCGCTATTTGCCGTTACAACCGCTGAAACCGTGCCACTTGAGCCGATAACGTACCGTTTACTCACGCTCCAAATCTGCCCATTTTCGTCTTGGACAGGGTAGTCTTTCGGTATAACTACACCAGCCAAGCCGATAAATTCACAGACTGCCTGCGCTTTCGTTTCAGGTTTGCGCTCCAAGAAGTAGATTTTTGCGATTGCGTCCTGCATTGCGCCCTCTGCATAATCAGGGTTAACCTGATTCATCAATCGGGCAAGTTGGTTATCACGGTCTGCGATAATCGCTGCCAATGATGAAGCCAACTGACCTTGAGGCGTATCAAGGTTTTTGTTCAGATTCCCACCAAACGCCTGATTAAAATCCTCTAACAAACCTTGCAATACCGATTCTTCAGTCGGTATCACAACTCCTGTATCGTTGATTTCAATAGGGGGGACATTTGTTTTAAAAGTCATAAAGCCACCGTATGAACTTGGTTGTTTTCATCTTTGAACCTAACGCTCCCGCTTAAATCGCGATTTGTAATACCGCTTACCGACACAATCACGTCTTTTACGCCAGCAACGCGCATAGCCGCTTCTTCCATGCGATGTTTGAACAGCGCAAAAGAATGAGGGCGTCCAAGCACTTCATCGAAGTATGGAACGCCCTGTTCAGTGTCATAGTAAAGTTCGCCCTCAAACAACCTAATCGCATTTGCAACGTTCTGAGCGGTCGAATAGGGCTTTTTTGCAATCGCAATATCGCCATCAGCCGTAAGCGATAAATCCCAAGATACAGGGTCAAGATAAAGGGTATCCATTCTTTCCTTTCGGGTTTAATCCACAGGACTACCGCCGTTAGTATGGTTAACTAACGACTTACCGCCGCCGACAACATCGACTTTTGATTCAATCTGACCGTCTGTCGTCAGACTGCCTGAAAACGAAGCCGCGCCGCCGCCTGTTTGCGAGAAACTGCCGTTTTGCGTGGTGTTACCGATAATCTTCACAGTAGGCGATTTAATCATAGTCTTTGGTGCTTCAATCTCTATTCCGGTAGGGGAATAGATTTTGATTCCACCACCTGAAAACATGATGTACTGAGACGGAGTGCCGTTTAGGAATCCGCCAAAATAAAGGCCGTCTGAATAATCAAAACGGCGTTTGCTTTGCGGTGCTGAAGCTGATTTATTCGCCTTTACGCTTGAAATATCACGGCTGCAAAAGCCGCACATTCCAATATCCCCGACTTGAGGGTCTATAATCACGGCATTACTACCGCCCTGAAGCCTCATATATGGCACGTTGAAGATTACCCCGTGAGGAATAACGCCGCCGCTGCCGTCAATCTGAGAAACAAGCGGCTGAACGTCAACCATGCCGACAGGGGATAGCCCACCGCCTTTTACAGCCACGACCTTTACAAGCGTTACCGTCTGAAGCCTGGATAGGATACTTTCAACGATATAGCCTATTTCGCCTTGTCCGCCTCGCTGTCCCGGCTGTTCAAAGCCTAATTTACTTTGCGACATGAACCGCCTCGCTTTCTGCGTGAGCAGCTTTGATAAACACTTCCCATTTACCGCTAGGACTGAACGATTCAAGCGTGATATTCATTCCGAAAACGCGCCATTTGCCGTTACAGGTAGGGATAATGCTGTCCTCAATCTCAACCAACCCACCAAACCGCAAGGCAGGGTCATAAAGACAGGCGAATTGAACGCCTATCAGGTCAGGAACTGGATAACCAATCAAGCCGGTAGTAGGCTTAATTACCGGCACGTCAACCATGCGCGGCTCGCCTTTGGGAGCGATTGCGATTGTGTCGTTGTCAATGTACAAATCCAAGTCGGCATTTTTCGCCAACATCTGCACCTTTCCCAAAGCGGAATCAGGGAGGTATTGGTTACTCAGTTTCGACGTTACGCCGTTGTTTTCAAAACTCATTCCCATATCGGCTGCAAGCTGAGATATAGCCACTGCTACGTCTATCTCGCCCTCAAAGCTTCTAGGCGGTGCTGGTACAATTTGATGGTAATATCCCGTGCTACTTTCGATATTCAGGCAGACATTGGGCGCAGAACTGAAATCAGGCTTCGCAAAAGTGATATTGCCTTTATAGACGACAGACATTTTGTCATCATCGCCTGCTTCGATTTGGATTAAGTTTTGCAAAGCCTCTTTTGTGTTCCATTGCACCCTAAGAAGTGCCAGCATATTATTCAAATGCAATCCGAAGATACGGACGTTTGCAGTCGGCATGACTGAGCCGTTGCCGTAATTGATACGGCATTCAGTCCGCAAACCATTGAAAACAAGCGTATTGTTTCCGTTTCCGTCAAAGTCCTTATCTTCGCCTGACAGTAGGATTGTGATTTTGATTCGCTTTTCTTTTAAACTAGGCATTTGTTACCCACCTCAAAACGAAACGCTTTCCCAGTTCGCCGAAAACAGGGTCGTCATTCCCCTGTAAATCCTCAAAGTACAACTCCCCCGCGAATGGGCGGAAAGATTCGTTTATGATTGGCTCTTTGTTCAAACACACGCGCCCGCTTACTACCGGCACACGGTTTGCCTTCACGTCAATGTACAGCTTCCCCAGTCGCACAGTCAGCACAATATCGACTACTTGCTGACCAAGTGTTGCCGTCAGCTTTTGCGAACGTTCATCAGCTATCGGAATGGTATAAACTTTCATATCAACCACCTGTAACCTGTGTTGCGATTTGAGAAAGCACGGATTCTTTTACCGGCTCTGGCGGTGTTGCTGTCGGTGCTTCTTTCGCCTGCACCTTCCCCCCATCAGTCTGTAATCCTGCTTCAGATTTTGTCTTTTTGTACTCAACCTTCGCCAAGCGCACCTCTTGGAAGTGGATATTGACTTTAATCATCCGCGCGCCGTTGCCAGCCTCTCGCACATAGTCGTAACCAGTGATTGAGCAGTTTGGATAGACGGCTTCAGGCGTAATAATCATGAACAAATCGGTTGAGTTTGCGAACGTGTTTAACAGTGCCAAAAAAGCACCGCGTTGTACCACGCCGCCAGTTGCCTTAGTCATCATTACACTGGCTTTAAAAGGCTCGTTTACCTTGTTATAGCTCGTGAAGCTCCCGTTTTCGATAGGGGAATTGACGACAGATGACTTGTTTTCATACCGTACAGAAGCAACGTTGTCTGCCAGCAATAGCGGAATACCGCGCTGATTGAAGATTCCCCATTTTTCGCCAAATACCAAGTTAATCAGTTGCGCCCCACCAAAACTAATCAGGGCGTTGCCTATGTTTGCAGGTATCTTTGGGACGTTAGGGATTCCGACACTATTCCACTTCATATCTTTACCTCAGAAACAATAAAAGCCGTCTTTTCAGACGGCCTTTGTTGCCTAGTTCTACATTTGAGAAACAGCATATTGCCCGGCGCGGCTGTTTAATCCGTCCATAGCGTCTTGAACATTACCACGAACGGTGCTTGCGCTGGTTTGGACGTTGATACCGCCATTAACCGTGATTTGCGTGTTTTGGGTATTGCTGACGTTATGAGGATTCGCCGCGCCGCGTGAAGCGTTAATGCGCCCCTGTTGGTTACTGAGATTCTGTGCAACAGCCTGACCGCCCAAAGGTCTAGACATCATTCCGCCTTTGCCTTTGTATGCCATCATTTTGTTAATGCTGTTCACATATCCCTGCGTTTCTTTCGGCGCATGAGACAGCCAGTCATTGCCATAGCGGTTAATGGCTTTGTCTAGGTTGCCGTTGCCCCAGTTATACGCTGCAAGGGCTTTGTTATGGTCGCCGTTGTAATGCTTCAGCAGCCATTGGAAATAACGCGCCGCTGCATCACTGGAAGCGTCAAAGTCCCATTCCCTGCCTGATATACCGTAAGCCTTAGCCGTGCCGGGCATAAACTGGAAATGACCTTTCGCACCGTCGGCAGATGATTTCTTCATGTTGCCCTTACGGCTTTCCTGCGCCCATATAGAATAAAGCATGTGCTGCGGAATACCGTACTTCTGACTTACAGCAGACAGTCTGGAATCAGCGTTTGCAACGGTATCTTTGGCGTTGATTTTGTTCAGCCAATCTTCTTTGCCTGTAACGGTAATGGACGTTTGAGCAGGACGGCTAGCACCGCGCCCCCTGAAGTTTCTCAAAGGGTCAACAATGTTTACCTCAAAGTTTCTATGCGCAAGGTTTTTGACATACTCTTCAACCGCTGTATATCGAACGCCTGACCTACCGTCTTTCCCTTTCCCAGACGTGCTTTCTGCAATGTATTTCTTGCCGTTAATAACTACGACCGTGCCAGTATGCCCAATATTGTGATAACGCCCTTTAGCATGATTGCCGCGCGATTCGCCCCAAACCATACCTGCCTCAAGTTTTGAAATATCAATACTTGCCCAGCCTCTGGCATTTTGAACCAAGCGGCCTTTAGCTACTTCACTTTGAATAATGCCAGCCGCGCCGCCTGAAGCGTTAATTCGGGCTTGTGATGCTTCCTTGCCAAACTGCTTTTGCAAGTCATCTACGACAGCCTTATTGATTGCGTCCACAAAGCCGGAACAGTCAATCTTGCCTGTTTTGATGTTTTTTGAACCCATTTGATAGGTAACATCATCCCAAGCCTGAACAAGCTGACCACCTACGTCAGTGCCGACAGTGTTAACAGCATTTCTACCGCCTGACAACGTGCCGACATCATGCCCAGTCGCTACGTCAACAGTGCCTGTAACCCTATCCCACGCCGCGCCTGCAAATGACTTCACAGCCTCCCATCGGCGGTTAAATGCCACCTTGACCGCCTCGCCTGCGCCTGAAAAGTCTCCCTCTTTCAATCGATTGAAGATTTCGACAATATCCATCAAGTACGGCATGAGGCCGTCTGACAGTTCGGAAGCAAGGTTTTTAAAGCCGTTCATCAGCGAACCGACAGACACAGTGTTGCCATCGATAAAGCCTTTTAAGCGCATCCAGTCAAGCATACCGTTTGCGGCTTCCGACCAGCTTGTATAACCAGTCGTCAGGTAGATGAACGACTTACCAAGCGAATCAGTGGAAACTTTGGAACTGTTGATATAACTGGTAAATCGACCCCAATCGAACAGGGATTTACCACCCTCCGCCCAAGTTTTATAGTCGTCATAAAGCAAGCCAAATGCCGCACCAAGCCCTGCAACCGCCGCAATCAACGGTGCAAACGGCGCGATAAATGCAAACACCGCCGCCGTAGCGGTAACCAGCATTGGCATTAGGAAGATACCAATAGCCGTAGCAATGCCGAGAAACACGCCTTTTGTAATGTGTTCATGCTTAACCAAGAAGCCTACAAAGCCGCTCACAATCTCCGTGAGCGTTGTCAACACTGGAATCAAGGCATTGCCTATCATCAGCTTCAGACTCTCCCATCGCGAATTTAAGACGGCGCGCGCTTCTGCCAGCTTGCGCGAGTTCTCAATATCCACTTCGCTTGAGTGGTACATATCGCGCTGAATCTCAAGCATACGCTCCATTTCGGCGCGGCCGCGTGAAAGCGTGTTGAATGTACCGTCATCTATACCCATTTGTTGGGCTAGTGTGTAGGCTTGTTTGCGATCCATTGTGCTGAATCGGTCTGCCAAATCAAGCATTACATCATCAAGCTTTCGGGCTTTGCCGGTACTATCCAGCAAAGAAACGCCCAAAGCGTTGAAATACGGCAAGACGGACGTGTCGCCCATCATAATCAGGCTTTGCATATCGCCCGATAGGGTTTTCATGTAGCTACTCATGCCCCCGGCACTTTCACCAGCCATTTCAGCCGCGCCCTGCCATGCACTCAACTCTTTACGCGCCATGCCAAGATTTTTGGCAGTAGTGTCTAGCTCTCGGTTTGCCCTCGCCGCATCTAGTGCCAGCTTTGAAAGGCCGCTCGCGCCAAGCAGTAAGCCTGTAAAGGCCGCGAAGCCTTTGATAGAAGCGTTTACGGTCTTGAGTAAGCCTTGCATAGAGGCATCGGCTTTTTGCGTATCTACTATGCTTTTCCGCCTCGCCTCCGCGCTTTCTTTGGTCGTTTTCGCGGCTGTTTTTTCAGCTTTCTCGACTTTGGCAACAGAACTCTCTAAGCGGTCGTACTGCTTTTCTGCTTTTGCCGCTTCGCCTGAAAACTTGGAAGAATCAATGCCAAGCTCAAGAAACAACGTATCTATAACAGTCGCCATAATTAAACCTTTCAGACGGCCTGTCGCCGTTTCTCATACTGTTGGCGGTTGTAGCCGTCTATACTCAAAACTTCCCATAGATTCAAAGCATCTTCCAAGCTGTAAACCGTTTGGAGTTCATTTAAAGTACATAACCGACTTGATACCAAGCCACCAATAAGCGCGGACAGGTTTAAATATTCCATATCCGCGCCATAACCGCCACCGCCTAACTCAGGCCAATCCCTTGTTGCAAAAAATCGATGTGAAGATTAAACACCTCCTTTCGGAACATCCAAAGGTTGGCAAAGTCCTCTACATCGCCTAATTCCAAATCAAGCGGACGGGGGAAACCACCATCAGGAATGAATTTCACACAATCCAGTAATTCGTCTAACAACGGAACGGAAACAGAGGGCGGAATCTTGCCCAAAGCGGCAAATGCCACTTTAGCCAAACCCATCATGCCCTCGTTAGCTTCTGCAACATCAATACCTGCCCCTGCCAAAGCCAGCAAGACACGCATTGCCCAGTTATCAATCTTCGCTGCCGGCATTTCGGTAATTTCAAACTTCTTGCCTTTGTCGCGGCCTTTTTCGATTGTTACGATTTTTGTTTTCAAAGCCATTAGGAAATTTCCTCTTCAGTTACAACGCCCAAGTTGAATGTGAAGCTGCCTGCATCCATGCGTTTCTTGGCACTGAAGCCAGCCATATTAATCATGAAGCCTTTGGCAATACGGCGAATACCCAATGACGGAATATCCACTTGAAAATCAAACGGGAATGTTTCCATTTGCTGAGTCATGCGCTCGTACATTTTGGCAAAGTGTGCGCGTGTAGGGCTGTTTGCTTCAAATGTAATCGTCAATTGGTGTTCATGTTGGATATATGCGCCAGATTGAATACCATCCACGCCCATAACTGTCTCGCCGATGGTCGCGTCTGAAAAATCAAACGCGGAATCAGTTTTGTAGCCTTGAGCCTGTACAAATTGGTCGGTGTAGCCCTTAGCTTTCCACAGTAAGACACTGTTTGCCGAAGTAAGGGTTTTAGGTGCAATTTGCGGTGCCATGTTGTTACCTCAAAAAAATAGGCCGCCCGTTGTTTGGGACGGCCTGCAAGTTACAGAATATTAATAGAACCCATATTGACGGAATGAACACTTCCTCCGTCGGTATACCATAATTTCATTGGCATTGATTCACGGTTTCCGCGCGTTTGTGCTGATACTTTTCCAATGTACAGGTAATAGCCACGCGCCTCGATTTGAGTTGCAGCATCTACACCAGCCTCATTGTTGATGATTGCACGTTGTTGCTCCGACAAGTCAACGCCAGCACGGATAGAACCAAAGTTCAACGCTTCATCAATGGCATCTTGGCAGGCGGCGCGTTGCAATGCGCGCCCTGAGTCATTATACGGGACAGACTTGGCAGAAGTGAGCATAGTCATCAAAGCAAGCTGTAATTGACTATTCAGGCGGATTTGGTTTACATAATTATCTAACCATTTCCACTTGCCAGTCATTTGACCGGGATACATGAACAAGAAGCGGTCGTTAGCCGTTGCCCATGCTCCATAGAAGTTATAGCCGTTGTCTTTCAAGTTTTGCGCCTCGGTTGCATCGTTTACGTCAACTTCCAAGCCTGATTGACCTTTGAAAGCAACAGTAATACGGCCTCCGCGTTCGCTGAAATCAATGGAAGCAATCGCACCACAAAGGAACGCCGCTTTATCCAAGCCACCATAAACAGCTGTTGCGCCTGAATATTGGGATTCTTTCAGTTTCGCACCGAAAGAGGTTGTATTGCCTGCCTGCAATGCAGCGGCTTCTTTGCCCCAACCGACATAAAGGAAGCGTTCGTTTTGCAAGTTCGACCATTTGGCCAACGCCAATTTATCTTCAATGGTCGGCTCGTCAATGGTCGTAAAGGTTGCAAAGTTCAACGTTGCAGCAGTTAAACCTGCCATCATTTCGTCAACGCTTTCTGCGCCTGTACCTTTTGAAACACGCGCTCCTGCAGATTCACTCAAGCCCAGTTTGTCGGCAATATCGCCAGTCGCAAAAGATACGGTAGATTCTTTGCCGGTAGTTCCTGAGATAACCTTGAAGGCCTGCAACTGCTCTTCAAACTCAACAGTAGCACCTAATGCCGTGCCGAGTTTTTGAGCAGCTTCGGAGAAGCTGGTAGCGTCTTTCAAATCAACAGCAGGGGCTTTCTTTTCCGAACCGTCGATGGTTACATTCAGCGAACCTTTGATTTTTTTCAACTCGGCAAGGCTGGTAGTCTTTATGCTTGCACCAAGCAAATAACCTGCTTCAGCCACGCTATTCATGGCATAGAAATACAGACGGCCAGGCTTTTTGCTTGAACCGTCAAATCCTTTGAAATAAATTTGAGCGGCCTTATATTCGTTTGAATTAAGACCGAAATGCTCGCCAACAGATTCAGCCGTTGCAAACAGAATGGCTTGGCCTGTCGGAATATTGGCATTTTTACTCAAGAAAACGGCGTTAAGCGCAAGAGGAGAGCCGCCTGAACTTAACACCGATGGATTCACACTCACAATTTGTGATGCTGGAATTGATTTAAACATGTATCTTCTTCCTTTTATGATGGAATACGATTAATTGAAACAGACGCGCCCTCGATAAAGTCTTGCGTATGTGTAACAGTAGGGTTGTAGGTCAGACTAGCTGTAATACTCCAACGCGCCTCAAATTCCTGTTCCTCATTCGTGAGTGGAATATATCGCGCCTCGTCAGTGTATAAAGGCTGGCAAACCTCCAGCCGTTCGCAAGCATGGAAATCACGCCACAAGGTCGAGAAAATGCGCACGTTACGCCCTGAATCAACACCATAGAAATCAAGCTGCATAGCCACTTCTATGCTTCTTGTAACGTCTGCAAGGCCGTCTAATGGCCTCCATTCATCAATCTGCGTGTTCATTTCCGTTTCGCGGATAATGTTCATCAGAATAAATGGCACATTTGGAAGCGGCACATTATTGGAATAGCCCTGTATCACTTCGCAATCATGGAATAATCCAAGCAAATACCGCCTTACGTCCTTGTAGATTTCAGACTGAGTAACACTTAATGTTGCCGCCATACGACCACCTTGCACCAATCAGGCCATGATTCGGAAACGGACTTAATCAGCCATTCCGTAGGCTCTGATTCGCCATAGGGCGCAAACACCAACTTATCCGAACCTTTGCCGGCAATGCGCCGTAATACGGAAAATTGCCCAGTTACATACACATTCAGCATATGACCTTGTTGTAGCAATCCGTCAAACTCTTGCCGTTCCTGACTGCTTAGGCTTTGCGTCTGAATAGTAACCGTTTCTGACTCATAATCAGCCGTCCTTGCGCCTGCTTCATCTGTTTTATAGCCATTATTCAGCAACAGCGTTGCCGTCATGTTTGGGTTGACGGCGCGTGTTACGCCGTTTGCAATAGCTCGTAGATTCATACTATCCTTTCTACTCGACCACTTCGCTCTGAATCGCCCGCCATAAGTCGCCCGTGTCAATCAAAGGCTTATTGAAGCCTTTTTTCTTCACGGTTGACGGCGCATTTTCTGGCTCTCTGAAGTTTTGAATAGTCTCGACAATATCGCCTTTCACACCCTCGCCAATCAATGCCAAAGCCTGCTTCACGTCTCCATCAACAGACTTGAGGATATTGGCAGAAGATTCAGCCCATTCATCCTGCTTCTCCGCAATCGTGTTACGAAAAAAAGGGCGGGAGGGAATGGTTGCTGTACCGTACTCATTCCAGTAGGCCACCTGCGCCACGCTTACGTCAGCTTTCCCATCTTTGGCAGGGTATGTTTGCGTTTCCAGGATACCGACACGAACCGTACCGCTAGCCGCCTTGCTGACGGCATTTCGCAAGACTGAACGGAACTTACTACCGCCGCGCATAACAACCACCCGGAATATATCGGAAAGCACGATACTTTGCCGTCATCTGCCAGTAGGACAAGCCCCAAGGCGTTTGAGCGTACCATGCCGCCTTGCCACTGATACCCGACAAATCCGCGCTGACCGATACGCTGCCTTCAGTAGCAGAACCAATACGGCCAACCAAGCCGCCTTGTTCTGCTCTTTCGTCCAAAGCGGCCAAATGGCGCATCAGCAACATCAGCAACCGTTCACGCTCGCCCAAGTCTTTCACGATACTGCAATCAGTGTTATTGAGTAGCGTTTCAGCCTGAGCGAACCACCAGTCAAGCCGTACATTGGGCGTGTCGACAAATTGCGGGTAAACCTCGCGGAAAGTGTCGGGATTAAATACCACCACGCCCATAATGTTACTCGTCTGCTTTGGTTACGCCGCCATTGGGCGCTTCAGGGTCAACAGCTTCTAAGCCGGTAGCGTTATCTGCTTTTTCCGCTGCTTCTGCTTTGGTATCAGCCGCCTTGTCATGGGCGAAGATGAAGCCGTTGCGAACCATTGCGCGGTCTGCGTGAGCTTCCAACCAAGCATTGAAAAAATCGGCATCAACATCATAGGTAATGCCATGACCGCCGATAACGCGTGAGCTTGTAGAACCGTTGATTTCAACAGTTTGTCCGTTCAGTTCGAGAATCAAACCGTTTGGTAATTTGCAACCAACGGTAACGGTTTTGCTTTTTGTGCCTTTTGCCATTTATCAGCTCCTTTTAGCTAACAGTCATTGTTGCAATACAGAATGGGCGGTAAATGATTGCGCCCCAAGTGCCTTGAGATTTCTTCTGTTTGATGGAAGATGCTTCCAGCACCATGTTGTGGGCGCGCATTTTTTCGGTAAATGCACAGTCCAAAGTGCGTTGTCCATCCAACTCTTCAACAATCAGTTGCACAGTTTCGCCGCTTGTCGCTGAGTATTCCGGAATGGTCTCAACGCGCAAGTTGGGGAAGTTCTTTTTCAACTGGTCGATAACGTTAACGTTGTATTGGTTGGTTTTAGTCAAATCAACGCTTGCGGTAGGGCTGCACACCAGCAACAAAGGCGTGTTCATATCAATCTTACCGCTTGTCTGTTTCAGCAGAGTTTGGAACAGTTTACGGATAGATTCATACACTTCTTCGCCTGTTGAGTTTGCCCAAGTTTTAGCGGCGGCGGTAGAGGCGGGCAATGACGGGTCGTTCAATACGCCGTAGTTTTGCAAGCCTTTCACGCCAAATAAATACGTTTTGTTTTGGAAACGATTCAAGGCATTTACAGACGCTTCGTTTACGCGGGCAACATAGTCGATTTTGGCTTCACCGGCACGCGCCACCTCTCGCTCGCCCCATCGGGTGAATACTTGGTAGTGGTAGCTTTGACGTTGCGGGAAGTTGACGTTTACGCCGCTTACGCCGTTGTTGTTGTAGTCGCCATAAGAGGAAACTTCGCCGGTAGGTTCAACGGTCATGAAAGTAGCGGTTTCTGTTGTCCAGTCGCCTTTTTTCATTTCGCCAAAAACTTCAGCGGCTTTGGTAGGTTGCAGGATAATTTCAATCAGTTGAGGGTCAACGTAATTCAACATCCATGCAGGGATACCGCTATTGCCGACGGTAGTTAAACCGGGCTGGGCATCCATCGCCAAAGCTGCTGCGGTTTTGTCGTCCAGCAGCTTTTTGCCGCCGCCCATAAAGACAATGCCGGCATCGCGTTCAAGTTGGTTAAATGTTTGGTTCATGTGTTACTCCCAAGAAGTGATTTTAGCCAGTTCGCCAGCGGCGGCAGTTGAGGCTACTTTGAATTTAGTCAGAGTATGACCTGTTTCAGTAGCTGCGGCAGATGATTTCAATGTGCCGTCAGTATCTTTGGCAAATACGTTTTGTCCGACAACAGCACCGGCAGGAAAATGCGCCCAAAAGTCGCCACCAGTCATCAAAGTCATGGCTTGACCTTTCAGAATGGTATTTCCTTGCTCGTCCAAGAAGCCTGTGATGCTTGCTTGTTGTTCACGATGCACAAAGCCGATACGACCGCTGGTTGCTTTCTTGTTGCTTACTTTGCCGTCTGCGTCTGCCCATGCAAACACGCCGACAGTAACGCCTGCATCGCCTGCTACCAAAGCACCTTCGCCAGCCAGCATGGAAGCGTTAGGGTTTGTAGAAGCGAAATCCCCTGCAACGGCAGGGGCTTGATATGAATTTACTACTTTTTGGAATGGCATGTTTTAACCCTTTCTGATTCGATTCAAGCCTTTAAATTGCTTGCTTGCTGAATTTGCGCTGTCCATAGCAATGCCGCCTTTAGACTTACCAATCAAGCCGACCATCGCACGGTATGCAGACGGGTGGACACCGGCAACATCTACGCCATGTTGTTCAAGCGCGAATTTGTAAACATCTTCTGCGCTGTCCATGGTTACATCGCCGACCAAGTGAGCAACATCACGTTGCGCTTGTGCCAATGCTTGAGCGCGTTTGCGTTCAGCGGCAACGGCTTTGGCAATCGCCTTATCCATTGAAATTTTCATCATTGCGCGGTCTTGAGCTTGCTCTGGTTGTTCAGATTCGTTGGTTTCATCTTCATCAGCAGCCACTTCTTCAGATTCAGATTCAATATCTTCATCTTCAGTAGTTTCATCTTCATCAGTGCCAACTTCTTCAGCATCTTCAGGCGGCAATTCTTCGCCGTCATCTTCCGCTGTCTGAACTTCGTTAGTCAGTGAGCCGATAACCTGCAACAGTTCATCAGGACTCAATTCAGCATCTTGAGCCATCAACGGCTCTAATACTGACTTGATACGCGCTTGCGCACCTTTTTTCAGTTTCATAACGTTCCTTTCGTGAAATGGGTCCGCATCGCTTACTACTACATCACGCCCCGCCCGACCCACATCGACAAGGGCTACATGATTACCGACAATATCGCGCATAACACCGTCGTAGTGCATGCCGTTAAACTCGCCTGACGTCATATCGGCGGTGTACCGATACGCGCTTGAAAGCTCCATCTGCTCGCCGCTCTCAATGCCTGCAATAGCTTCTGAATCCCAGACGGCAAGAGAACATTTCAAATAGCCGTCCTCGAACTTGGCATCACTTCCTGTCGTGCCGACAATAACGTCTTTTTGCGGCTCGTCCGCCGATACTGGAATGTGCTTACTCAATAACGGCAGGTTGTTGAACGTCTGAACAGCCTTTTCAAGCTCTTCAGGGTCTCGCAACATGTAATAAACCTTTTTCGGCTCTAATCCCAATTTGTCATGATTTGGAATTTCGCTGCCGTAATAAGGATTTACCGTTGCTTTACTGATGTTGGAAGTCTCAACGTGCAATCGGCCGTCTTCATCGTATGACCGCATGGAACGGTCTTGAGCTAATTGCAGTTGCTTTCTGTACCAGCGCGGATTGTCGCAATCCATCGCGTAAGTTTCGTCTAAATAATCCATAATTTAATCCGGATACCATCCGCCATTACGTTCAATTTTTTCATCAATCTCATGCCGTCTGCGCATTTCCTTCTCTTTGGACTCAGCAGAAATCTTGTCAAATAACGCTTGTTTTTCAGGCTCGAATTTGCGCATATATTGAGATTCAAACTCCCGTACAGCAGCATTAAATGGGTTAAATCCTTCTCCACCCTCATTGACAACATCATCGTATCTACTTCTTTGTTTGCGCAAATTCTCAAGATGCGCCATCGCTTCAGATTTAGACATGCTGTTTATATCTGCTTTCTTTGCAGGCACATTTTGATTGCTTTTCAAAGGTGTAGATTTAGGCGAGGCAGGGGCTTTGTAATCAGGGCTGAAATGTTTAATTTCATCCGCCAAATCAACACCGGGCGGCAAGTACCATTGTTTCTTGTCAGGATTCCATTTCGCCCCATGTTTCTTGGCAAGCTCCCTTTGCTCATATGGAACTTTTAAATAAGTTCCAGAAGCTTGCTGATGCGATTTAAAGGACGCCCAATCTTTACGATGTTGTTCAAGCTCTGATTTTTGCTCACTGCTGATTTCATATTCTTTGCCTGATACGAAAATTCTATGGTTGCCTTTCTTTTTGCCATCGTAGAATTTACCGTTCCAATAAGGGTCTGAATGTTTATTGCGTATCTCAGCATACCAATCAGGAATTTTTGGCTCTGTTGTAACAGGGCTACCCGTTGCCTTTTTCTCTTCCTGCCGCTTTTTGTCTATTTGTGGAGTAATATCTTCTTCGCTCGCGCCTTCAAAGTTAATACTCGTTAAACCGTGGTACTTTTCAGAAAGTTCACGATATTTCTCATGAATGATTGAAGTTGATGCGTTCCCATCATCTCCGATTTGGGATTTTGGAATCCATACGCCAACTTTTCGAACATCTCCGGCGGCATTTTCAATTTCAGCATGAACCATGACCGCCTTGTCAGTTTCTTTGACAATATGGCCGATATTTGTTTTCGCCCCTTTGCTTGACGGTGTGGCTTCTGATTTCTCTTTCAGCTTGACCTTTGCTGGCGGCTTCTTCTCGGTTTTCGGCTTGGCTGCCGCCAAATGCTCTTTACTCGGCGTTTTCGCCCCGACAAAGCTCTTTCGAACTTCGTTGATTTTCGTGCCGTTGAACTTGCCACCCATACCGGCTTCAATGCGACCTGATTCATCGATTTTAACCGGCGTGCCTTTATTTTCTTCGCCGTTTGGTTTAACGGTAATCCAACGGCTGTCCATAGCTAACAATCGGCGGGCTTTGCTCAAAATGGCTCTCTGTTGCGTATTCATGAGTTGAATCCCTTAATCACGGCGCGGCTCGTACAACGGCAATTAATTTCCTCGCCCGGTTGAACCCACTTGCCATCAAGATACATTCCTTTGCTCACGTCAAAGCGTTTACCGTTCGCCGCCACATGACTAGGGCGCGGCTCTTTGCCTGCGTGAGAATGAAGCCAAATAGCCTCTGTAATGCCAAGCTCTTGCCGTCTCGCTTTCTCAATGACGGCCTTTGCCTTGTTGGTTTGGTCTCGTGCAATAAAAGCCGCTCTTCGCTCGCTTACGCCAAAATCCTTGCGCAATTCTTTGGATAGCTGCGCCATGTTGTAACCGGCATTGACAGAACGCCATACGGTATCCTCAACACGGTTTAGATATTGCTGCCCGATGGAACGTATCAGGCCGACATTGCCGCTCAACGCTACGTCAAAAGCGCGGCGTGTTGCTTCCGTGTGAGTGAATCGAACCGTGAAGCCTGCACTGCGTAAAGTAGACTGAAACGCCTTGTCCGTATGGCTCATGGAACGATGCAAAAAAGCCCCTGCAATTTCAGGAGCTAGCGATTCCAATCTGTTGAACCAGTAACGGAATAAACGGCGAATAGCGGCTTGAAGGCCGTCTGTAAATCCATCTTGTGCCAGTCCTTTAGGGTAATGGCCGTCAATCAGACTTTGCACGTCCTTGCGCATTTCCGCCAGCAGTTTCTTCAGGCTCTTTCTGTACGCCGCTTCCACGCCCAGATTCGGCATTATCGGGGACAGTATCACTTCGTTGCTCTGTTTCATCGGTCATTCCCAATCCGCCAAAATCGTCTTGCATTGGTACGCCGTCCACGTCAATGCCGTTATATCCGCTGTCTGTATCAGAAGCCAAGCGGGCGCGCACCTCTTCGGCGGAAATAACTCCAGCCTGAATATATGCGACATCACGGTCTGAATCAGACTTGCGGATAGTGGCAAGCTGCGATTCGTCCATTTGCGCCAAAGGAACAAACGAGAATGTGATTGAATCGTCAATCTCGCCGAATAGATGAAGCTGAACCAGCTTTAACACTTTATCCAACGGGTCGCGCAAAATGTTCTCTTGCAACGCCTTGATGTAGTCGTAATAAACGGCTATCTCGCCCTCACTGCTTGCGTTCAATCCGCTAGGTGTTACACCCAATAGTTTTACAAGCGGAGTATGGCTCGGCATTGCCAGTTGCTCCTGCGATTGCGCCAACAGGGCATCTAATCCGCTCAATGGCGTATTGAATTGGAAAAACTCTTCGTTATCCTTATCCAACATCATCAAGCCGCGATTGTCTCTGAAGCGGTTGTACACTTCGGCGCGCAAAGTCATGTTGACTTCTTCATCGCAACCGCCTGACAAGATGGCCGACATATCCGTCTTAATACCTGACAGCGAGAAGCTATGAAGCAGGTCGCTGACTGAATCAACCGTTCGCAACCACCTGTCAACATACGGCATCATCAACTGCGACATACTAACGCCGCCGAAGTTATAGGCGGACTTAAGCAAATCAGGAACAGGACGGCTAATCAGTGTAAACAGGCGGCTATGATGAATCTCACGCCCCATTACAAACCACGATTTAGGCTTGTAGAAATCCTTGGCCGTCGGGTCTGTCGTATTGCATTTCGCGGGAGCTGTCCACATCGGCTCAATCGGAACTAATGCTTCCAAGCAACCTTTGCCAATAGTATTACTCGTCAACAAAAGCGGATTGCCCAGCTTGTCGTTATCCTGGCCTTTCATCTGAATCATGATTTGCCCGCGCCCGAAGAATCCGTCAGATTCAATCGCCTTACGGAAAACATCACGAATATTCAGCTTCTCGTAACACTCTTCAATTTGCTTAATCTTATCGCTGTTGTCGTCATCGCCAATAGATTTTATTTCAATCCATTGGCGAGTCATTTCGCTTGCTGTTGTTTCGGTAACGCTTCGATACTCTGAAATCTGCGCCAATTCAGCCAAGCGCGGATAGCCGATAAAGCCTGTGCCAAAAAAGCAACCTGCGCCAAAATCGCCCAAAGTGCTGTTGCAGTCCATCGCCATGCCGGTAGCGTTTTCAGGGATAACTCCGGCAGGAAGCTCCGGCATATCTAACCCATACTGTTGAACAGTTTTGTCGGGCAATTCCTGAAGCAGTCGGCGCAAGGCTTTTGCATTTACAGCCTTTTGCTGTTTCTTCTTTTTACTCATATTCTGCTCAAAATGTTTGGGTTGATATTCAAACCGCCCTGCACGGGCGCAAAAGCCATAATCAAAGCATCGGCACGGTTAGGGCTTGGAATCCCTCGCTTTGCCATATCCTTTTTACTCTCAACCTTTACGCGCCCGTTATTGTCATAATCAACACGAGGGCGGCTTAATTCGGCTTTGAGATACTCAAGGTCTTTAAGACTTCCTGATATGGATATAAGCTCGTCAACAGGATAAACATCCCCAAACTCGATAGCTCGCCAAGTCTTGTAAAACCTGTCTCGAACCATCCACCAAGCCTGCGCTTTAATGTTGGAGAACATATCCTTGTTTTTCTTGTCGTCAGTGTATCGGGCTTCAGGTTTAAAAACAGAACCACCGGCATTAAAGCCTATCGTCTGTACTTTGCCCGTTTTACGTCTAAACTGCGCTTTGACACCGGCACCAACGCCAATACTGTCAAATATGATTTTGTCAGCCTTTACGTCTTGTCCGTACAGATAAACCTTGTCGGCTGAATAGATAACATCTTGGCCTCGCCATTCGTCCATATCGATAACGACAGAACCATGCCGCAATATTGTTGCACTGGCATCATCGCCTTCATCCGCAACGTCAAATCCCAGTATTCTTTGACCGGTCGCCTCGAATTTCAGCTTGATATGCGCATCAACCGAGGCATCAATCCATTTAGGCTTGATTACAGACAGCTCGCTATCTGCTACCGGCTCGCCTAACCATATATGGCGGTAAAGGTCGTAGTCTCGTTCACGGCACGATTCTGCCTCTACTTTCAGCACTTCAGGCAAATAGATGTTGTCCGTGTAGTTGACTACGATGTCCACCATATCGTCAGGCGGATTAATCACAAACCGCTGATAGGTAGGGTCAAGAATGTTTTTCGGGTTCCACGTCAGCCAAATTTCAGAACCCTCTTTACGGATAGTCGGGATTAGGATATTCCAGCTTTCGTCTGAAACGTTTTCCGCTTCTTCAATCCAGCAAATATCAACGCCCTCAATAGACTTGATTTTTGTCGGATTGGTCTTGATGCCGTAAAAGAGAAATTCCGAACCTGTCGATAGATGAATAATGCGGTTACGCTGTACATCAAACTCTTGCGTATAACCTGCTCTGTCTATTGTGTCAGACAGCAAAGAGATTACGGAATCGCTGATACTGTTTTGAAGCTCACGACCGCACATAATGCGAAAGCACCCTTTACGGGCAAGCTCTACCAATACCGTAGCCACCGCCCACGACTTCATACCACCACGCCCACCTCGCAAACTCTTGTATCGGTGCTTTTGGATTAGCGGTCTGAATTTAGGATGTAACTTATTCTTCATCACTCAAGAACAAATCGGAAAGTTTCACATCAGCCTGTATTGCAAGGTTGCCTGTAATTTGTTGTTCCACTTTATCGCCGTATTTCTTCGGCGCAATCTTGGAAGCCGCCCACTTGCGGGCATCTATCTGCAATTTTGCTTTTGAAACTGCCGCGCTTTCTGCTTCTGCACTGTCGGCAATCTCTATAATTTCTTCGGCGAAGTAATCCGCCTGTTTCTCTCTCGCGCGCGCGTATTGTTCCGAAAACTCTTTATTCTCAACCAGCCATTTACACACGGTTGACGTTGTAGGCATACCATCTTCAGCGCATATTGAGCGCAAGCTTCTGCCATTTGCGATTTTCTCGCATATCGTTTCTGCCATCTCGTCGCTGTATTTACTTGGACGGCCCATCTTGCGTTTTGTGTCGCTCATAAACCCTCCTCAAAAAAAGAAACCGTCTAACTCCGACCCCTCTCAGAATTAGACGGCAAAACACACTCGACTCGTAGGAAAAATGGGACGCCCTACACCGGCAAGGCATAGGGCGAAGTGCGAGAACCGCTTTATAGTCTGTCATGGCATGACAACCGTATAGGTCGGGCAAACGCGTCTCACTCGCACCGCGTTTTGTTAAAGACACACTCTCATATGTGGGCGCGACCCCTGTTTATTTGGAAGCGTCCGCGGCATCTTCCTCAGTGGCTACGCCACCCCTTTTGCCTATTGCCAGTTATGGCGTGGCGAAGAAACCTGAAACCGGCCAGAGAACCCTCCAACCCTACAAATCTCAGGACTATCAGACAGCCTGAAAATTCAAACGCCGCTATCCATACAGAAAGCAGCTCAAATTCAGGCCGTCTGAAAACGCAAAAACCGCCCTATAAAGGCGGTTTATATAGCTATTTCCAAACTATAGCATAATTGTAGCAAAAGTGTTTCATGCCGTCAAGTGTAAAGCAAGAAAAATCCAACCAGTAATACCTTCAGAGATAATCACTTATTCCGTGTCCAAAATTAGGCAAGCCAAATTTGATGCCACCTGATGCAACGGGTTTAATTCGCTGACCCTGTTAGACTGCCCATTGCCATCATAAACAACATTTGTGCCACAATCGACGGAGTACGTTTGTGCGAATTGTCCATTTCTATTCATCTCATCAAAATTTCGAGCGGGAATAATCGCATACCCGGCTTGCTGTTGTTGTTTGATTGTTAAAATGGACATTGAGGCAAATCTGCCCGTGGCCCTAGCATCAATGAACATGAACTCGCCGCTTCCATAGACTTTATAGTTGGTTCCCGGCGGCGTCTCTATATATTGCAATCCAAATTGTTCTGCTTCTGACTTTGCCATCACCATGCTAGATATTACTGCCAATATCATTGCCAACAATGTTTTTTTCATCTTCATCTCCTAGAATAAACCATCTACCTGTTTAGGTTTACCATCACTCGAAATATATTACCGAATAATTATACATATTTTTACACAATCTATCAGCATAAACACAAACTACCCAATAATCCCCGCTTGCCTAAACTCCGGTTCCAGTTTGCAAATGGCGCTATCAAGCAGTCCGGCCACAATTCCTCCAACCTGTTTCTTTTTCCGCCACAACGTTACGCGGGCAATATCAAATCTGTCTTGTATCTCCACCTGCTTTGGAACTTCCTTCAAGATATTCGACACCAGCGCATCGCATATCAGCAAGTTCACACCCTCGTTCTGTTGCTCAATATAGGCGGTAATATCCACAATCCCGCTCAAATCCTCGCTGTATTTACACTTCACCACTGCAAGCTCGTAGCGGTTCAGTACGCGCTCAATTTTGCTGATAACCATCTCAGCATGGGCATGTTTTTCCGCCTGCGTCAAATCCCCACCGCCGCCCATAACGCCCTTGCTCTCACACCAAGCGCAAACTAACGCCGTGCCGTTAATTGGCTCCATCCTCTCGCCTTTAATTCTGTAAACGTCCTCTAAAACTTGCTCAACCGTGTAATACATTTTCCGCCCCTTAAAATTCCCAAATTAACCCGAAGTTTCCTGCTGCCCACGCCTGCAAGCGGTTTTGATACTCTGTCATTTCTGCCACATTCAGCGTTGTCGTGCTTATCGGCGTTTTGACTTCCGTGCCGTCGGGCATGGCTTTGATATCAAAGCCAAGAAACAGACCGGCGCAATACTCGTGCCACGTTTCCGCGCTGTACCGCCTGCCGTTTACCCACGCTTTGTCCGCCAACTCGCCGTAGATTTTCCACAAGCGGCGGTTTTGCTCGGCGCTCCGTTTGGATTTATGCGGTCGGATCGTGATGTCGAGATTGCCGTTTTCAAACCATCCGCTCAGGTTGTCCCAAATCGACCGCATGACTTCCTTTTTGTTTTTGGGCGTCAGTGTGAATTTCGCTTCATTCATTTCAGGCGACCTTTCACGCTGATAATCCCCAATTCTTCAAGGCGTCCCATCGTGCGAAATTGCGACCGGCGCATATAAAACTCTTTGTCTTCGCGGCTCAACTTGATATGCGACCGACCATCTATCACGTCATGACAGGAGCTACACCCAAAGCCGCCGCTCAAGTCATCGCTTTTCAGCCCCATGCCGTGCGTCTCGCTCGGGAAATGGCAAAAGACGACGGTTTCAGGGTTGTAATTGCACACACCAGCGATGTTGAGTGTGCATTGCTCGCCTTTAGCGGCTTTTCGTATTGCGCTCACTATGCCCCCCCTAAAAGACCTCAAACAACCAACCGCCACCATCCTTTTTAGGCTTTGCCTTAACAGCAACAAAGCGGAATGGATAAGAGTCGGCGGCAACCTTAATTTTTACGCGGGCATCATCCTGCCAAAACCCCTTAACTTCGTGCATTTCCATTGTGCCGTTTGCAGTCATGACGGCAAAATCAGGGGTATAAAAAGTTTTATCGGCAAGTCGTAGTTTTACACCCTCAAACCGATACCAAAGGATTACTCCTTTCTGCTTCTGCTGTTCAAGATATTCGGCATATGCCGCTTCGGTCTTGTTCATCTCGCCAGTTTTCAGGCGACCTAACGCATACATTGTGCCCTTTGATTTTTTATTCATCGCAACCCCAATTCTTCGTAAACTCGTTTTGCTGCGCCTGTGTTCCAATACGCAGGGCTTAAAAGCGGGAATGCCTGATTTGCCATTTGCGCCGCTTCTCGCATGGATAACGCCGTCTTGATTGTTTCTTCAGCCCGCTTAATCTCAATCTCTGCCAGTTTTGCTTTTTTAGCACGGAGGTAGGCTTTAGTCCTTTCGGACTTACAAGCCCTACATTCCGCCATATGGCCGCGCGTGCCGTCTACACGCAGCTTTTGCAAATACGGGAACTTATCCAACGGCTTTTCTTCGCCGCACCTGATGCATTTTTTAGTCGTCATGCTCAATTCTCCTACCAAACTCATCAAGCGGGGCGCGCGCGGCGGCGTGAATAGCAACACCAAGTACCGCGCCAAAAGCCATTGCAAGACCGAAACATTCAATCCATTCCATTTTCACTTTCCTTTCGTTCGCCATTTTTCAAAAATTTCACTTCGCTTTGCCATCGTTGCCGCCGGTGCGGCTTCAAAACCGCTACCACCCGACCAAAAGTCTTTCAGATGGCAGATATGCCCGCCGTGGTAATACGTCGCCCGCTCCTCCGCATTTCGCGCCTTTGTGCATCTCGCAAACCCGCGCATGGTGCTTTCTGACTCGGCTTTGAAATCTGCGTGTAGGCAGTGGTAACAGGTTTGCTTAGTTGTAATACTCATACTCTCCAAACCTCTGATATTGCCCCTCCCACGTCAAATCAAGCACGCCACGCTCTCCGTCTCGGTTCTTCGCAATAATCAATTCCGCCGTCCCTTGCGGGGCTTCTGAATCGTAGTAGCCCTCACGGTATGGCATCAGCACCAAGTTTGCGTTTTGCTCAATGCCACCACTTCCTCGAAGGTCTGTCAAGCTAGGGCGTTTGTCGCTTTGCTTTTCAGTCGCCCTGTTCAATTGAGCAACCAGCAAAACATGGATTTGCAGTTCCATCGCCAAGCGTTTCAGACGTGCTGTAATATCATCAAGCTCAGCGACCTCATTTACGCCTTTACGCGGCATCAGGTGCAGATGGTCTACAACAAGCAGGTCAAGCCCTGATTTGCGCTTCTCTAGTCGGCATCGCGCGGCGATTGCATCAATTCCGACCATCTCAGTATCAATCACAAACTTCCAATTTCGCGCTTTGCTGATATACAGGGCAAAATTGTCTGTTTCTGTTTGTGTCATGCGGTATTTTTTCAGCCTGCCGTAATCAATCGCATATTCAGCAGATGCTCCGCGTTGGCTTAGTTCCACGCCTGACATCTCGTAGCTTTGGAAGCGCACTGACAGGCCGTTTTTCGCGCAGTGCCGGGCAATGTTTTCAGCAAGAACCGATTTACCCATACCCGGCCTTGCGCCGATCACTGTCAGATTTCCGCGTTGCAGGCCGCCTGTTGCCTCGTCCAAATTACTGAAGCCAGTCGAGAAACCAAGCATTCCGTCCGTTTCAGAAATTCGCTCCCAGTGATGCAGTGTTGCTTCCAGCGCGTCTTCGTAGCTCATTGATTCGCTTCTACCTGCCGCCGTGCCGCTGATTTTGTCTAACAGGGCAACCGCCTCAGCCTGTCTATCAGCGATTGAGCGACCATCTCGTTCTGTCGCCAGTCTTTCGATTTGTTCAGCAGCGAATCGCAATTCACGCTCTGCCGCACTTTCTGACACCAGCCGCGCATATCGGCCAACATTCGCCGCCGATGGCGTGTTTTGGTGCAGGTCAATCAGGTAGGCAAGGCCGCCTGTTTCTTCGCTCAATCCACGCTTTCCAAGTTCAGCATCAAGTGTGATCACATCTACCGGCAGGCCGTCTGAAATCATCGACATTGCCGTCTTGAAAATCAGGCCGTTTTTGTCGCTGAAAAAATCTTTCGGCGTTAAGTCTGTCAGCAAGTTTGCAGAATCGTTGTCGATCAGGATTGCCCCCAATACTGACTGTTCTGCTTCCAAACTTGCCAAGATTTCAAATTGCTCAGTCATTTTCAAAATTTCCCCAATGGTCGAAGCCCTGATGATTTTTTAACTACCGGCATACCGTCAGCAGTTCGCACATCCAAGCGTTTATGTGCAGGGTCTTGTCTTACCGCGCCCAATTCGCCTCTTGCCTTTAAGCGTGTCAGCGATTGAAAAAACTTGTGTTCCCACATCGCCTGCGTTTGCGTATCGCCTCTTGCTCCCCAGTAGCCTGTAAACTCAATCAGCGCGTCTTTGATTCGTTTGTCCTCAAGGCTTGGAATTTGTGAGCGGCGAAGTTTTGCGTCAAACGCTTTTTTGTCTTCAGGCTCCCAGTCGTCAGTGATCGCAAAATCGCCGATGTTGATGGGTTTCGCACTCTCTGACGCTTCGGGAACATCGTCCCCTACATCTCCGTCTTTACTATCTTTCAGTACTTGTTGAATATCAGTATTTACTAGTGTCGGCTCAGCCTGATTAGGCTTACCCTGATTAGGCTTACCCTGATTAGGCTTACCCTGATTAGGCTTACCCTGATTAGGCTTACCCTGATTAGGGCTTTGAATCGGCTCGTCATAAACTGTATAATCCGTTGAGCCATCACTGTTTTTTCTTACTGAAATAAAGCCTTTCTCTTTTAGTTCGTTGATGATGTTGTAAATACCCTCTCTGCCTGTTGGCTTCTTCGTGTCTTTGGTTACATTCACAAGCTCTGCAACCATGACTTGCCAGTTATCAGGTTTTGTCAGCAGGTATCCAAGTAATCCCATTGCTTGCCAGCTCAGTTGATTTTTGTCATAAACCTTGTTGCTGACGATTGTGTAATTGTGTTCACGCTTCGTCCGAATAATTGCCATCATCAACCCCTTTCACTTCCTCAACCCACTTATCCAATGCTTCCTGCGCCTTGCTCACGTCTTCGGCTTGCATATAAGCCAACACCAGCAATCGAGCCTCGTGTATTCTTTGTTCTCGGCTCATGGTTCAATTCCTGACTTAGCTATTGAGTAAAACGCCACCGGGTTCTTGCAGTTGCCGACCTTGTAACGCGGTCTGTTAAATTCAAATCCACGGCTTTCTAAATCCGTGATTCGCGCTCCAAGCTGTGTAATCTTTAGCTTTTCGTACGCTTCCAAAGATGTGATGTGTCCGTTTGCCCGGATATAATCGACAATCTTCTTGCATTGCGTTTGTTTTTGGTTCATAATCGCCTTTCGCTTAATAAGCCTTTCGCTTACCTGAATCGTTTCCTCGCGTTCAGGGGGAATTGCCCGCCTCGTGCGGGCTTTTCTTTTGGTTATTCACTTGCCTTTGAGGCTGTTTTCTTTGGCTTCTTGAGAAACAAATCAGGGTGTTCCAGCTTGATTGCCGCAGGGATTCCACGCTTACTCCAGTTGAATACACATTGCGGGCTTTTCCCTAGTTTTCGGGCAATCGAGGAATAACTGCCAATCGAATTTAAAAGGCGTTTATCCTGTTCAATCTCATTTTTTTTATCCATCTTGTAAACTTTCTGTTTAAGTTCCAGTCTCTATATTAAACACTATGTTTAGTAATAAGTCAAGACTTGTTTAACAACATTTTGTTTAATTATGCGAAAATAAATTTTTAAACTGGGAGTAGAAGATGAACGAAGCGACACAACGGCTTTTCCAAGCCGCAAAAGAGTTAAAAAACATAAACCTGCCGTCTGAACTTGCAAGGTTTTTGAATGTCAGTCAGCAGGTTATAAAAAATTGGGAAGCGCGCGGCGTGTCGGCAAAGATGATTCCTGAAGTAGCGGAACGGCTGGGAATATCAGAAAGATGGTTGAGAACAGGCGAAGGGGAAATGATTGGAGAGGCTGAAGCCCAAATAGAATCAAACGCTACTGTAATTGGTACGCTGGACGTTTGGGACAGCAAGACGCCGTTGGCGGCTGATGATTGCGAAGTCCCGTTTTATAAGGACGTGCATTTATCAGCGGGGAACGGATTTTCAGACGACATCGAAGACTACAACGGCTATAAGTTGCGTTTCTCAAGGTCAACACTTAGACGGTATGGCATTAATCCCGCTGACGTGGTTTGCGTTTGCGCCGACGGCGACAGCATGGAGCCGGTATTCCCCGACGGGGCGACGCTCGGTATCAATACCGCCGACAAGGTCATCAAAGACGGCAAAATCTATGCTGTCAATCATGGCGGGCTGTTACGGACGAAAATTTTGCAAAAACTGCCCGACAATAAAATCCGTATCAAAAGCTACAATTCCGAAGCCTACCCCGACGAAGAGGCAGACGCAGGCGACATAAATGTTATCGGTCGGGTTTTTTGGTGGAGTGTGATTGCTTGATGGACAGGGACGAAGCATACAGAATCAGTTTGCAGCAAATCCGATCAGGCGATATATCGGCGGCGTGTCGGACGGTTGCGGATTATGAATTATCTCAACCGCAACCGCGCGGGCTGTTTTCGGGTATATCCCCTCAAGAATACTGGGCGCGATACCCTGAGCCATCGGACGTTGAAATCTTAGAATCAATCTTTTCGGAATCGCCCGAAATACCGGGCGGAATCAGTGACGACGATTTAAATGCGGCGCGTATCATTTCCGCGTTTAACTTCGTTTGGGGACTAAGCCAATTCCCCAAATGGCTTTATCGGCAAGAGTTTGAGTCATCCGACCTTACCAATTCTACCGTGCCGTTGATGTTGCTGTCCCGTGCGAAATCACGGCAGGAGCTTAAACAATACGAAGAGGTTGAGATTTTAGACTACCCTGATAGTTGCGAGTTTTGCAAATCGCAAAGCGGCAAGATATACAGGTCGTCTGAAGCCCCTGTTTTGCCCCATGCACAATGTACGCACAAATCAGGTTGCCGATGTTGCTACCTGCCAGTTATCTAAACATAGCCCGCGCAATACGGGCTTTCCCCGCTTTGATGGGCTTGCAAGTAAATAACGTGCAATATATAATTAGTACGTTTTAATCGAAAGGATTTCCAGATGACGACAGAAAAACCGACAGGACGAGCCATCGGCGGAAAGGCAAGAATGGCAAAACTGACACCCGATGAAAGAAAGGCAATATCCGCCAAAATGGTGGAGGCGAAAAAAGCAAAGGCGGGGCTGCCTAAAGCAACGCATAACGGCAAGCTGAAAATCGGGAATATAGAGCTTGATGTTGCCGTACTTGACAACAATTCCCGCATATTGTCCGCAACATCCGTATTTGAGGCATTTGACCGACCGCGACGCGCAAACTCGAGGCTTGAGATAGACGGGATCAAAATCCCCGCTTTCATGGACGCAAAAAATTTAGAACCATTTATAAATCAGGATACTATGAGATGGATCAGACCTGTAGAGTATTTCAGCGGCAATCAGGCAAAGACGGGATATAATGCCGCGCTTTTACCCGCAATGTGTTCTGTTTATTTGTCCGCGAGACGGGCAGGGGTATTGACGCAATCTCAAGAAAAATTGGCGGTCAAATCCGAGATTCTACTTGACGCGTTCGCACAAGTCGGCATTATTGCCCTTGTGGACGAAGCGACAGGCTATCAGGAAAAGCGCGAAAAAGACGCATTAGCCAAAATCTTTGAAGCCTTCGTAGCTAAAGAGCTGCAACCTTGGGTAAAGACTTTTCCGACCGATTACTACAAAGAGCTTTGCCGTCTGTACGGTGTGAAATATCCGCCACTGAAAAACAACCAATTCCCGCAATTTTTCGGGCATGTTACCAATGACGCGGTATATACCCGCCTAGCTCCCGAAATCTTGCCCGAACTTAAGAAGGCAGCTTCCAAGCAGGAAAAGAAGGCAAGGCTCCACCAGTTCCTGACAAACGACGTGGGGCACCCCAAATTACGCGAGCATTTGTCGTCCATTGTTACCATTTTGAAACTGTCCAAAGACAAAGAGGATTTTAAGCGCATGCTGAATATCGCCCATCCCAAACTCAATCACACAATGGACATCGATTTTTAGCCCGCTGACCGCCAAATGGCGGTTTTTTCATGCCTGCAATCTAGTTATAAAGTATCAGTTAACCCCCAACCGCCCAAATGGGCGGCTTTTTTTCGTCTTGTTCGAGGCGGTTCAAATCAGTTCAAACTAAATTCTTTTTAAAATCAACATTAAACAAAAAATTAAACAAAATATTTAAACAAACTGTTGCATTAAGCTAAACGTTATGTTTAAATACACCCATTGAAACAAAACAGACGGCTAAACAAAGCCCGATACGGTTTCAACGGTCTTTAAAAATCAGGTAGGCGAAAGCCGATAGGAAGACATCGAGAGATGGGGGAAGACGAACAAACGGTTACAGGCAGGCGGGAAGCCGAAAAGACAATGACCCGCAGCGCAAATTTTTAATTTAAGAAAGGAAACAAAATGGAAGTTAAAAAATTTGAAGTAAACAACCCTTCTGATTTGCTGATGATGCTTGCAAATGTTTTGGCAAGCGCAGAGAGCAAACAGCAGGAAGAAGAAGAGCCTTTGCCGCCTGTAACAGTTACAGAAGCAAAGGGAATTAATGACTTTGCCATCGGCAAAGAAGTGATTATCCGTACATATTCCGCAGGCGTTTGGTTTGGCGTGTTGAAACAAAAAGCAGGAAATGAAGTGATTCTGACGAAAGCGCGCCGCATGTACAAATGGTGGGCGAAAGAATCAATCAGCCTGTCAGGTGTCGCACGGCATGGCATCAAGCAAGAAGATAGCAAGATTTGCGGCGAGCTTGATTCAGTATGGCTTGAGGCGATTGAGATTATCCCAGTAACAGGCAATGCGGCTGAATCACTTAGCACAGCAATAGAGGTCGCTCAGTCATGAGTTATTTGGATAAACCACTAAAACACGACTACGGCTACGGCTACGGCAGCGGCAACGGCGACGGCAACGGCTACGGCGACGGCTACGGCAACGGCAGCGGCAACCGCCAAGGCACCGGCAACGGCTAAGGCAAAGGGGAGAGGACAGGGATAGCGA